CTCGCCCTCACGTTGTCGAAAGCGGCCTCGAGCCTCCAGGCGCGGGCCGTGGGGAGCGGGTCGGCGGGCCTGCAATCGGTCGGCGGGTCGAGCCGGCGCGGCTGGTTTCCCCTGGTCGTACACGAGCCGTCGACCGGCGCCTGGCAAGCGAACATCAGCGAATCGCCCGACTCGGTCCTGGCCTATTTCGCCGTCTACGCCTGCACCACGCTGATCGCCGGCGACCTCGCCAAGATGCGGTGGCAACTGGTCGAGTACGACGACCAGGCCGAGATCTGGGTGCCGCGCGAGTCCGCGGCCTTTTCGCCGTTTCTCCGCAAACCGAACGGCTATCAAACCCGGGTGCAGTTTGTCGAATGGTGGATGGCCTCAAAACTCACGTGGGGGAACGTCTACGCGCTCAAAGCGCGCGACGCGCGCGGGGTCGTGACGGCCGCCTATATCCTCGATCCCTGCCGGGTCACCGTGCTCGTCGCGCCGGATCGATCGGTGTTCTACGAGCTCAATACGGACAACCTCGCCGGCCTGACCGACCCGATCGTGGTGCCGGCGCGCGAGATCTTCCACGATCGGATCTGTCCCCTCTTTCACCCGCTCGTCGGCGTGAGCCCCTTGTTTGCGGCCTCCCTGCCGGCGACGCAAGGCCTCCGGATCGAGCGCAATAGCGCCGACTTTTTCGGCAACTCGTCGACGCCGGGCGGGGTCCTGACGGCGCCGGGGTTTATCGCGCAGGAAACGGCCGATCGGGTCAAGGAGAAGTGGGAGGAGGAATTCTCGGGATCCGAGGCCGCGGGCAAAGTGGCCGTGCTCGGCGACGGCCTGAAATACGAGCCGATGGGGCAAACGGCGCTCAACTCGCAACTGATCGAACAGTTACGGTTCACGGCCGAAATGGTGTGCGCCTGCTATCACGTCATGCCCTACCAGATCGGGATCGGCGCGCTCCCGAGCTACACCAACCCCGAGGCCGTGCAGCAGATGTACCTCGCCGGGTGCCTGCAAATTCACATTAAGAACGCGCAAAAGGTGCTGACCGAGGGCCTCGAGCTCCCGAGCGATCTCGCCGTCCATTTCGATCTCGAGGATTTGTTACAGATGGATACGGCGACGAAAATGACCGTGGCCGTGAACGGGGTCAACGCCTCGGTGCTGACACCGAACGAGGCGCGCAAAAAATTTAACCTCCCGCCGAAACCGGGCGGCGATTCCCCCTACTTGCAGCAGCAGTACTACAGCCTCGAGGCCTTGAGCGAACGCGACGCGGCGCCGCCGACGCCGGAGCCCGCGCCGCCGGCGGCGCCGGCCGATCCCGGGGTCGCGGATCCCGCGGCGCTCGCCGAGAAGGTCGCGCGCCTGGCGAAGAAGACGTGGAAGGCGGCCATATGACGGATCCCGAGCTCGAGGCGATCGTCGGCGGCCTCACGGCGGCCGTGCGGGATCTGGTCGCCGCGGATCTGGTCGCGCTCGACACGAAGATCGCGACGCTCGCCGCGCGCCCGGCGGCGCCGACCCTCGCCGACCTGCGCCAGGCGATCGAGGGTGAAACCGCGCGCGCCGTGGAGCTCCTCGCCGCGCGCCTCGAGGCGCGGCCGGCGCCGGCGACGCTCGAGGATCTCCGGGCGGTGATCGAGGCCGAAACGCTGAAGGCGGCGATCGCGGCGCGGCCGCCGGCGGCGACGCCGGGCAAGGACGGCGTGAGCCTCACGGGCGCCGTGGTCGATCGCGCCGGGCACTTGATCTTGACGGTGAGTGACGGCCGGGCGCTCGATGTCGGGCCGGTGATCGGCGGGCCGGGGCCGGCGGGCCAGGACGGGCGGCCGGGCCGGGACGGGGTGATCAAGGGGGGCCTGGCGCTCAAGCGGATCGACGCGCGGCGGTACGCACCGATCTGGACTGAGGACGGATCGCCGGTGCCGATCGTCGACGGCGACGGCGCGCCGCTCGAGGGGCCGATCGTGTTTCCGGTCCCGGTCTACAAAGCGGTCTGGACCGATGCGGCGCCCTATGAGGAGGCCGATCTCGTGACGCACGATGGATCGGTGTGGATCGCGAAACGCGCGACGCGCGCGCGCCCTGGCGAGGGATCGCCCGACTGGCAGCTCGCCGTGAAGCGCGGCGCGCAAGGCGAGCGGGGCAAACGCGGCGAGGTCGGGCCGGCCGGCCGCGATCTGACCGCGATCACGCTCGACGGGACGAAGTATCGGTGAGGGGGATCGCGTGCTGGTGAGTTACGACACGGCCGTGCGGCATCTCAAGCTCCCGCCGGAGATTGCGGCGGACGCCGCGACGACCGCCGATCTCACGATGAAATTGCGCCAGGCCGAGGCGCGGGTGCTGGCACACGTCAAGATCCATCTCTGGGATCCGGTGCCGGTCTGGGATGAGACGACGGACCCGGCGACCGATGCGAACTTTGCGATCGTGCAGGCGGCCGTGCTCGTCGTGTTCGGGTACCTGACGGCGGACCGCGGCGACACGGATCCGGCCGAGGCGCGGGTCGGGCCGCTCAATCCGGCGGTGGTCGATCTGCTGTCGGTCGTGCGCGATCCCTCGTTTGCGTGAGGAGCTCACACGATGCAACGCACGGCCTCGAGCACGGGACGGCGCAATAGCCTGGTGACGGTGGAGGAGAAGAGTACGCCGAGCGGGGGCGGGTTTCCGGTCGAGACATGGATCCCGATCCTCACGACGTATATGCAGCGGATCGAGCTCGCCGGCGCCGAGGGGTTTCGCGCCGATCAACTCACGGCGCGGTATGACCTCGAATTCGAAGGGCCGTACGCCCCCGACCTCGACCCGCAAACGGTGGACGTGCCGGCGACGCAACGCCTGACGGATCGCGGGCGGGTCTACAACATTGTCTCGGCGCGGGTGATCGGGCTGTTCGATGCGATCCGCTACGGCGTGATCGCGCACACGGGGGAAGCCTGATGCAGATCGGCGTACGTCTGACGGGCCTCGAGCCGCTCCTCCGGACCCTGACCCGCGATCTCGTCGAGGCCGTGAGCGATCAAGTGTTGCGGCGCGCGCTCGTCGCCGCGGCCGAACCGATCCGCGCGGGCATGGCGGCGCGGGCACCTCGAGGCGCGAGTGCGCCACACCTGGCCGATCAGATGTTGACGCGCCCCCTCTCGCGCGCGGCGCTCGAGGCCGAGGTCGACGATTCGGCGGGGGTCGAGATCGGGCCGGATGCCCGATTCTTCTATGGCTATTTCTGGGAATTCGGGACCGTGAAACTCCCCGCGCGGCCGTTTGCGCGGCCGGCCTTCGACGCGCATCAGGCCGAGGCGCTCGCGCGGATCGGGGCCGAGCTCGGCGCCGCGATCCTCGGCGCCGCGGCGACGGAGCCGGCCGCGTGAGTCCCGAGGAAGCGATCGTGGCGCGGATCCTGGCGCTGCCGGCCGTGACGGCGATCGCGGGGTCGCGGGTCTGGCTCGTGATGCTGCCGCAATCGCCGGTCACGCCGTGCGTACGGGTGCAGCAGATCAGCCAGGTCGATCAAGGCCTGCACGATCGCGGCGCCGGCGGGGTCGGCTGGGCACGGGTGCAAGTGGACGCCGTGTGTAAGTGGAGTGACGGCGGGAACGGCTACGCGACGGCGCGAGCCCTGACCGACGCGATCCACGGGGACGGGCGCGGGACCGGTGCGAGCGGCCTCCTCGGCTGGATCGGGACGATCGCGCCGCTCGAGATCCAGGGGATCTTTTCGATCCTCGACGGGGTCGCCGAGGTCGATCCCGACGAGCTCGAGCAGATCCGGATCCGCCGGGATTATCAGGTCTGGTTTTCACAGTAGAGGGGGGATGTTATGGCCGATGTAAGCGGGACGTTTTACGCCTCCGAGGGGCAGATCGGGTACGGGACCGAGCTCCGGGTCGCGCTCGATGAGGATGTCGACACGGACGCGACCGTCGCGATCGCCGAGGTGACGACGATCACGCCGGGATCGACCGATACCGAGGACGTGGTCCGGACGCATCTCAAATCGCCGGACGGACACCACGAACACATGCCGGGGTTCCGCGACTCGGCCGCGTTTGAGATCGCCGGGACGCTGCGCGGCCTCTTCGCGCACGAATCGCAGAACAACGCGGCGGAAGCGGCCGCGGCGGTCGGGCCGCCGGTGGTCGCTGCGCGGCCGGGCGGCCTCGTGTGGCTGCAACGGACGCGCTCGATCCGGAACTTCGCGATCGTCTTCAATGACACCGGCGAAACGAAGGTCCCGTTCCGCGGCTACGTGCAACGGTTCCAACTCGGCCCGATGGGGACCACGGGGCTCGTGACCTTTACGGCGGCGATCATGCCGACCGAGAGCTACTCGGCGGATCTGCCGGCGACGGTGGAGGCCGCGGCCTAGTGGCGAATCGGGAGCGGGGCGAGGTCGAGATCCTGATCGACGGGCGGCCGCCGTATACGTGGCGCCTGTCGATCAACGGCTTGTGTGCGCTGGAAACGCGGACGGGCCTCAAGTTTCTCGATCTCCTGACCGGCCTGGATAGTTTCTCCTTGCGCCTGCTGCGCGAGATCGCGTGGCAAGCCTTGCAGGACTACCACGCCGCGGAGTTTCCCACGGTGGAGAGCGCCGGCGACTTTCTCGATCGGATGGGCGGGATCGTGCCGGCGGTGCTGAAGGTGCGCGAGGCGCTCGAGGTGAATCAACCACGGGAGGGGCCGCCGGCAAACCCTCCGATCCCGGCTGGAACTGGCGCGCCCTCTATCTCGAGTGCCGGCGCCTCGGTCTGAGCCGGGCCGAGTTTTGGACGCTCACGCTGCGCGAGCTCTACGACGAGATCGCGGCCCTGACGGCGCGCCGGCGCGACGAGGGCGATCGGGATCTGCGTCAGGCCTGGATCACGGTGAATCTGATGGCAACCGCGCTCAGTAAAGGTCGGGTCCCCGAGCTCGCGCCGCTCCTCGCCGGCGCGACGCCGGCGCGCGGGCAAACGAAGGCCGACCAGATCGCCGCGGCGCGCGCGATCTTCGGCGATCGGGTCCAGACGAAAGCGGATCGGGGGAGGCGCTGATGGCGGCGAGCGGGACGGTCGGGATCCTCCGCGCCCTCCTGACGGCGGACGCCGCGACGTTCCAGGCGACGATGAAACAGTCGTCGGTCGTCGCCGGGCAATTCGGCAAGAGTGTCGCCGACCTCGGGACGACCGCGAACAAGGTCACGCCGCAACTGACCCGGATGGAAAAGGCGTTTTCCGGGGACAAGCTCCTCTACACGGCGAACAACCTGACGCGCGCGATCACAAACATCGGCGGCGCCTCGAAACTCACCGCGGCCGAACAGGAGAAGGTCAACCGGCAACTGACGACGGCGATCGAGAAGTACCGCGCGCTCGGGCAGCAGGCGCCGGCGGCGATGCTCGCGCTGCAGCAGGCGACGAGCGGCGCGACGACCGCGACCGGCGGCCTCTCAACCAAGCTCGTCGCGATCGGGAGCGCGATCGGGAGTTTCGTCGGCAACCTGGCCGCCGGCGGCCTCTCCTCCGTGGTGCATCTCGGGACCGCGGCGCTCGAGAGTGCGGGCCAGATCGCCGATATGTCAAAACGCCTGGGGATCTCGGCCTCGGCGGTCCAGGGGTTTCAATACGCGGCCGAGCAAAGCGGGAGCACAATCGAGGCCTTCGGCACGGCGATCAACAAGCTGAATATCAATCTCGCCGAAGGCAACAAGAGCACGATCGGGGCGCTCGACGATCTGCACTTGCAACTGAGCGACCTCCGCGCGATGAAACCGGAGGACGCCTTCCTGGCGGTCGCCGACGCGCTCGCGAAGATTCCCGATCCGATGGAGCGCGCCAGGCTCGGCGCCGAGCTCATGGGCAAGGGGTTTGCCGACATCTCCCCCGCGATCCAAAACGACCTCCGCGCGATCGCGGCCTCGGCGGCGAAGATGTCCGACGAGACCGTGGCGGCGCTCGACGAGGCCGGCGACGCGCTCGATCGGCTGAAGCGCGACGCGACGATCGTCGCCGGGAGTGTGGTCGGGTTCTTCTACCAGATGGGCGCCGCGGCGCTCGATTACGCGGCGAAAGCGACCGCGGCGAAAACGAAGTCTGAGGAATTCGAAGAAGTCGCGGCGCGGATCCGGAAGCAGCAAGGCGTGCCGGGTCTGCCGAAATCCCCCGGCCTCCCGACCCTCGCGCCGGCGGGCGGCGAGGTGCGCGGGCCGACCCCCGAGGAGATCGCGCGGGTCACGGCGCAAGGCAAAGCGATCGACGCGGCGACGAAAGCGACGATCGCCTGGAATGAGGCGCGCGAGAAGGAACGCGAGGCGATCGCGAAAGCCTCGCAGGGCATGAGTTTCTGGATCGCGGGGATGAACACGATCCCCGGGGTGGTCGAGAACATCAACGAGGGCCTGACCTCCGACTTTCTCCCGGCGGTCCAGATGTCGACCGATGCGGTGATGGCGTTTGCGACGCAAGGCCAGGACGCCCTGACGACATGGTCGAAAACGATCGTCAGTCAAAACCTGACGGCCACGCAGGCGATCAAGCGGTACTGGGCGGACCTCGGGCCGTTTGTCAAGGACGTGTGGGCGGACGTGGGGCGGGCCGGCGCCGAGGTGTTCGGGGACATGCTCGTCGGATTGCGCGGGTTCAAGGAGGGGTTTCTCGACATCTGGCGATCGATTCGCCAGGCGCTCGCGAACATCTTCGCGCAAATGTTGAGCGACTTTGTCGGCGGGTTTCTGAAAAAGATGTTGGCGGCGATGACAGGGCGCGCGCTGGCCGGGGCGGCGATCGGCACGGCGGCCGGGGCCGCGGCCGGGGTCGCCGCGGGCGGGTTGATTCCGAATGCGGGCGGCGCGCTGACCGCGGGCCTCACGGCCGGGGTCGGCGGGACCGCGGCGGGCGGGGGCCTCGGCGCGACGATCGCCGGCCTGGCGACGAATCCGTTCACGATCGCCGGCGCGGGGGCGCTCGCGCTCGGCCTCGGGATCTGGAAAAAGGGCTGGTTCCGCGGGGGCGAGGAGGGGACGCAGGTCAACCCCGCGCGCGATGCCTACCTCCGGAAGTACGGCGGATTCCAACAACTGGCCGCGCTCCTCACCAGTGTCACGGGCGAGCCCGGGGGCGGGCGCCTGTTTCAGGCGCTCAAGGATGCCCACACGATGAAGGCCTTCACGGCGGCGACCGCGAATATCGATCTCCTCTTGACGCGGCGCGGGGTGTCGATCCCCGCGATCCCCGGCCAGCCATTCCCGGCGAGCCCCCTCTCGGCGCTCACGGCGGCGAACACGGTGACCGCGGGCGCGACGATCCCGGCGGCCTCGGTGACCTCGGCGGCCTATCGAGCGGGCGCCGGGTCCGTCAATATGAACGTCACGATCCAGGCCTGGGACCGCGCGGATCTGAATGAGGCCTTCCGCACGGAAATCATTCCCCGGATCAAGGATGCCATTCAAATCAATCAGAGCGGCCTCAGGACCGCGATCGCGGGGGTCTGATGTGGTACGCCCTCCCCGCGGACGATCTCGCGCCCACGGCCTCCACCGTGACCGCGAGCGCCGAAGATCCCGGCTATCCAGCCGAGCTCCTCGTCGGCGCCAACCCCGCGCACCCGGCGAAATTGACGACGACCTCGGGATCGTGGGTGCTGCACTTCCCCGCGCCGATCGCGCCGGTCGCCGCGGCGCTGATCTACCCGCAACTCGACGCCGGGATCCTCACGCGGATCGAGGGGAATAGTGCCGACTCGTGGAGCGCGCCGCCGTACTCGCAGGCGATCGGGATCCCGGGGCCACACGAGGACGGCGCCAGCGTGAGCCCGATTCTCGAGATCGCCGGCGCGCCGAGCTATGCCTACTGGCGCCTGGTGATCGCGGGGACCAACTCGGTCCCGGTCGCCGTGGGGCGCCTGATGCTGCTCTCGCATCTGAGGACCTTCGAAGCAGGGACCGAGGAGGAGGGGACCTCGGTCCGATGGGGGGTCACGGAGGAGGAGGACTTCGGGATCGTGGAATCGGCGACCGACCTCGGAGTGGAGCTCGTGTACGCGCTCGGGAATACGCGCCGGACGCTGACGGGTGAAATGCTCCTCCGGCCGACCGGCGCGGCGCAATTCCTGACCCTCCGGCGCGCGACCTTCGGGCGCATGACACCGTGGCTCCTCTGGCCGTTCGACGGGGTCAATGACGTGTATCTAGTCCGGTGGGAGGATCGGGCGAGTCAACGCGCGATCACGGTGCCGGACCGCGCCGGCGGGTTTGTCCAACTGTTTCGCGTGCAAGTGAAAGAGGTTTCGCGCGGCCTCCCGTGGCCGTGAGGGGGGATCGATGCTGCTCGGCCTCGACGGACAAGCGCACTACTCGACCGCGCAACGTGGGCGCAAGTGGATCCTGACCGATGACTATGTGACCTGGGCGATCGCCAACGTCGGGCGCTGGGGCGGCAACCCATGCCTCCAACGCACGACGACGACGGCGACGAGCTCGACCAACGGCTATCTGCTCTGGGCGCCGCTGATGACCCAGGCCGGGGTGTGGGTCCCGCAACAGAAAGGCGTGTGCGGGTTTGCGTTTAAAACGCTGGCGCTTAGTCGACACCTGGCCGGCAACCCCACGGCGAACGGCGAGAATACGCTCCTCGCGATCTACGAAGGCGACGCGCACCATTGCTGCCTGTGCGTCAATCTCGATGGAACGCTCGCCCTCTATACGCAGGGGACGATCCCGAGCGCGCACACCTTGCGCGCGACGAGTCCCGGGGTACTCGCGAATAACCAATGGCGCTATCTCGAGGCGAAATGGGATCTCCTCGCCGGCCTCGAGGTGCGGGTCGACGGCCTGACGGTGCTCAACTACTCCGGGTCGCTGCTGTCGGCCTCCCTGGTCGACACGTATTCGAGCCTCTGGACCTCGGTCCGCCTCCTGAGCTTCTGTTCCGCCTCGGCGCTCATGCAGTGTTGGCTCGGCGACTTCTACTTGTGCGATCAGCAGGGGTCCGGCGACGCGCTGCGCGACTTTCTCGGTGACGTGCGGATCCATCTCCTGCTGCCGAACGGGGTCGGCAACGCGACGCAGTGGACGCCCTCGAGCGGCGCGAACTGGGCCGCGGTCGACGAGGTCCCGGCCGACGATGACGTGACGTACGTGTCGAGCGATACGCCCGGTGATCGCGATAGCTACACGTACACCGATCTCCCGGCGGGGTCAGATCCGCTCGGCTTTCAAACCTGCCTGCTCGCGCGCAAGGCGACGGCCGGCGCCGCGGCCGTCAAACCGACGATGCGGAGTGGCGGGACGAATGCGGACGCGACCGCGCAAGGCATCGCGGCGACGACCGAGTAC